GCCGAGGGTTTTTAACAGCCCGACTCCGTCGTGTGGCGTCCACTTGTTTCGGACAAAATTTTGGTTATCCATCCACTCTAGAGGTGCATCCTGAGATGTACAACGGAAGAGCGAATATGTTGAAAACCAAAGCTAGTCTGTGCAAGGGCACACGGAGTCACTACCAAGTAGAGTCCGAATTATGCGAAAGAATAGCTAATTCACTTGGGGTTACGGGCACGGGAACGGACTCAGCCTGCGCATGCGACGCAAACCTAGTCTGGGCACTCAAGGAGCGACAGCGGATATTTATGGCAGGAAGGCCATTTATGCCATCGCCTCGGAATGTGAACGGGTACATGAAATCACTAAAGAGTTTATACCGAGTGGTTTTAGGTACCTTCGATCCATCCGACATTGAGAGCTACGAAGACGTGGTGGGCAGCTTTACCGGAAAGAAGCGTATTAGTTACGGTAAATGCTTAAAAGAGTTAGACGCGAACGGACTGGAAGCTAGGCAGATAAAGCATACTGCAATGGTCAAGACGGACGAGAGATACCAGGAAGGTAAATGCCGGCCGCGGCCAGTATGTTTCCAGTACGCGCGAGCGAAGGGAACGGACCAGGTCAAAGAGGGGGAGAAGTTAATGACTCCTATTTTGGCAGAGAGTCCTGCGAGGCGGGCGCTATCGAAAGGAATGAAGAGATTAAAGAATTGGGATGGGAGTAGGATGGTCGCTTCTGGTATGACTTTGTACCAGAGAGGGAAATCTATTAAAAGATTTTTAGACGAACATCCGGACTTCTCTGCAATTAGTATAGATCTCAGCTCCTTCGACGGATCCCAGGTGGTTCTAGCCGACGAAGAGAGGTTTGAGCTACTAGAGTTTGCGAAGCGTATCGGTGTATACACACAAGCGCTCCAAGCTACTATAGATGCTCAACACTGGATGGAGATTGACAATCCTACTCTTAAGGCAAAGATCTTCGGGAACCGTGCCTCTGGTACAGCCGGTACCTCCGACGGGAACAAAATGGTAATGTTAGCAGCATTGCATTTTGTCTGTCGTAGGGCCTACCAGGATAAGGGCATAGCACTCTTCTGCGACGGAGACGACACCATACTGAATGTTAAGAACACGCATATGCAGTATTTGGACTCCTGGTGCAGACGGATGGGTAAGTTAGGACTCGAGACTAAAGTGGAGAACATAGCCACTAAGTTCGAGGACGTGGTGTTTTGCCGCGCCAATCCTATCGAGACCGTTCGAGGCATTTTCCTTTGCAAGCGACCAGCAGACGCGTTTAAGAATCTGACTACAATGATTCGGCATATGGGTGGCTCCGAGACGCAACGTCTCGATTACCTCGCTTCACTGCGGGAGGGTTATAAGAATGTGTTTAAAGGTGTACCAGTTAACGGTATGCTCTATAAGATACTTCCTAAAGACAACAGAAGAGCCAACCTTTCTCTCCTCGGTAATTCGGGGATCGAGTATGTAATGCTAACTCAAGCCCAGCATCGCACTCCGACGCACGTTAAAAGACCCAGCTACCAGAGCAGGCAGTCGTTTTGCAGAGCTTTCTCCACTACAGAGAGCTCTGTAACTGCGACTCCTACACTTTTGGATATACCCACGCAACTCCGGATCGAGGAGGACATGCGGATGCT